CTGCGGGCAGCGTTATTTCTTGGCAGTGCGAGCAGTGCGAACGGCAGCGAGTGCGTCAACGCCCTTGCCAATCTGGCGAAGGCCTGCATATGCCCAAGGCAATGTCAACAGCAACAGAAGAACCTCTGTGCTCGGTGCGTCCACTTTGAACGCATATACCAGCGCAGCTACAAGACTCAACCATGCTTGGGCCGGGCGGGTGCGGCGAATAAACGGGTCTTCCGCAGTGTCGCCAGCACGGATTGTCAGCTGTGTCTGTTCATGTTCAGCTTGTGCATCTTTCAACCGTGCTTCTTCAATTGCCTGGATATGCTGGCGAATGCTTGCTTCTTCCTGCACAGCAAGCTCCTTGAGCCTTATCAGTGTAGCGGGGTCAGTTTGTAGGGCTTGCAGGGCCTTGGCGGGGTCATTGGTGCCAGTAGCACCGCTCACCAGTGCAACGCCAGCCGCTACAGCGCCTTGAACGTTCCCTGTCAACAAGCTGCCAACCAGTGAAGCACCTGTTCCAGCGTTATCTTTAATCCATGAACCTACGTCTGACCAATTCACACCGGATACTTCTTCACTGGCAGTTGAAAATGAGGGCCGTCAACGAACGGAACCTTCTTCAAGCCTTTCTTTTTGTACTCAGCCCTCTTTCGAACGATGTAGGCCATCTGCTCTTCAGAGCAGTCTTCATATTCGCTCATGCACTTGTCCCACACACCGCCCCATTCCAGAGGGATGTCTAGTTCCTTCGCTGCTTGTTGCATTGCTTCCGCGATGGTGAAGTACAGCGACCAGTCCCAACGAACTTTCCCAGCAACAAGACCGCCCAAGTCAACTGCACGGGACAAACCGTCAGCGGGCGGGATGTGTCTGCTGTTCAATGTGGTCGTAGCACCAGCAGCCAGAAGTTCTGCCTGGCGTTCTTTCGTGCGAGCACCTTCCAGCACAGTGAAATCAACTTTGCTGACCACAATTGCGCGTTCAACAATCTTCACGAGGTCTGGGTGAACCTGTTGCAAGCGCAGAATTGAAGTTGGACCTAGTTTGTAACTCATTTCAAACCTTTCACAGTTGCAACAATACCGACCCAAGCGGCATAAGCTAGGGCGCTCCCAATCGCTGCTATGAATACGAACGTGCCATGGTCAGATGCTTTGCGAAGGCGTTTGCCAAAGCGTAAGTCTTCTCTGAACTCTTCTACGGACTCAGGCTTGTTAATATCAACGCCAAGGATGGCGAATACTTTACGCACCGCATTATCAGCGGCGCGCTCATATTCGGATTCAAGCCCACCCTCAATATCCGATAATCGGCGGCGTAGTTCGCTCATACTGTTTCCTTAACACATTTTACCATGCCACTGACTCCACTCCAGTAACGGTTGTCGCTGCGTTGATTGCGTCTTTGAGGGTGCGCCTCTTTTTGAATAACGGCTGGCCGCGCATCAGGATTAAACCACGCAGTTCAGTAAACTGTACATCAGTCAGCGGTACTTCGATGTTGGTTATGTCGTACCAGCCGATACCAGTACCAGCAGGAAGTGCACTGGCAACCTGCGTCATTAGTTCGACAGAACCTGCATCGGCTTGGAATACGTGTCCGGCGTAGGTTATTGGAGCTTCTTTTTCGGAGATGTATGCAGCTTCGATTATGCCGATCTGTTTGGCTCGTACTTCCTTGAGGGTAGGCGCAAGGAGTGCATCAGCCTCAGCCTGTGTGATTTCTATACACCCAGCCGGTAGCAGATGCAGAGCAGCACCGTCCATGTCATCGTGGATGTTTCCATTGAGGTCTTTGTGTAGTGCCATGATTTTGTCCTTTAATTAACGAAGTTCTACTGCACCATTTGTTTGCAATGTTCCCGAATAACTATAACTTCCTCCCGCTTTAACTATAAAAGTCTCCGTATGGCTGATGGCAGATGTATTGGCAATGCGAATTCCATCTAGGAAAATCCCAAGGCCTGTCGAGGTATTCGATAACATCACAGTGATCGGTTTTCCTGTGGAATTATAATAGGTTACTCCCGAGGTTCTTGTTACAATCTGGGTGTTCTGCCCATAACCAATGCTGCTCATGGCAGTCATTGCATTCCCACCCGCTGGCTGCACTTTACTTGGAGTAGTCGCCCAAGTTCCAGCCGTTGCCTGTGTTGATTCGACATAGCCGATTACACGATAGGCGACATTCGTTCTGGCAGTTGTTGAATAGATTACGGTTGCGCTGTCTGCTGCACCAGCCCTACCCTCTGCGGTTGTGCTGATTAAATTTGTTTCATCCAGATTGACACCGCCAGCCATATTCACTGCGGCAAGCTCAATTGTTCCAGCGTTGTTGATAGCCAGAATGGCAATACGAGACTGGACAGCATTCACCGCTCCGAGGGTTGAACCGGGACTGATAACCAGACTGGCAGGCGTTCCGGTGACTGTGGAATAAGTACCGTTTCCCGCTGTTGTAGAACGGAACTCTAATGTTAGCGGAAGTGCGCCGATGGTTAGTGCATTTGCTGCAACAGATGCAGAGACTGATTGGAGTTGTCTTGCTCCGTTGTCTATTACCGCTCGCTGATAATTCCGTACCTCACAAGTGGTGGCGGTGAGCATGTACACATCGAAGGTGTCCCCTGCCGCCGTGGTGATAGATACTCCACCTTGCAGGATAGTCAGCCCTGTCCCTGCGGTAATGTCTCCGGCGCCCAGACATTTACGCTTGTAAGTGACACCAGCTACGCCGTGGAATGCGGTAATGTTGGCGGATGTGTTGGAGAGCGTACCTTCGAGTGATTCTCCGGTGAAGTCCGTAGTAGTGGCTCGGACCGTGGCGGTTACTGATTGGTCAACCTGCCGGGCTTTGCCTGCGGTGAGGCCGATCATTCCGGATTGAGCATAGCTCCTCAGCAAAGCAGATGTCAAGCTCTTTTCCGTCACTCCTTGCCTTGCCAATAAAAGATCGGTGTCGTTGATGCTACTCGCGGCACCTAAATCCGCCAGCGTGACCTTCGTGGCACCTAACTTTGAAGTGATTGTCGCTTCGTTACCTGCGAGGGAAAGGATTGCCGCTTGTTGGGCAAGTATCTGTCGAACTAATGCTTCTTCTGCTGCGTTGAGTGCCATATTAAAGTTCTCCGAATTGACGTGACGTTGCCATTATGACCACATTGGTTGAACCACCAGTCACGGGTTGATTACCGCCTACCGTAGCGGCGCCGAGCGCCAGTGTCGCGCTGGATACTACCTTCAGCGAGTGAACGACGCCTGCGTCCCCCTTGTAACCGATTGCCACGAGGTATTTATTGGCATCGCTACGGTCAAATGCCTCCAAGCGAATGACGCTGTTCGGAACAACAAACAATTCGACACCATTTGCGTCGGATACTTTGTCTCTGTTGACATAGCGGAATACTTTTTGAAAGAGCCAGTTGAGCCACTGGGCGGGAAGGGGTTGGCCCCGTGCTCCCGCTGTCTCAGGGATAAAACCAGCGAGAAGAACCGCATCAGGCGGTTGACCGACGTTCTGTTGCCCGTCTGGAAAGCTGGTATATTGTTCCGCGAAGTTAATCACTGGAAGACCCCTGTGAGGTTGTGATGACCCAATGTGGTCAAGGTGTTGGGATTATACACAGCAAGCGTCGGCCCACCAACGTCTAAATATCCCATTCCGACATCAAGCTCTGCTGATACAATTCCGCCAAAAGTGGAGCCAGTGCTACTCAACGCGCTCTGCTCTACAAGAACGTCGCTTCCGTTTGCGTCAAGGTAGTCCTGACCGCCGTTCACGAATAGCTCCCCAGGCATAGGTTCGCGAGCAAAGCGGAAAGGCACATCCATGAAGGACACTGCAACGGGGACATTACTTATCGCTACAGGGGACAACCCTTGTATAGAAAGATGAATTGTGCTGTCAGCAAAGAACCCATTCGTGAAGAGTAACGCTGTGAATGGATACGCTTCAAGGTACTGACAGTCTGTCGGGTCGGTTAGGAACTTCAACCCCGCAATCATGTCCTTCGGTGTCCCGTTGGACATATTGACAAAGACGCGAAACTTGATGGCGGTTCTATATACATCGTCAGAACGCCCTTGTCGTGTCTCGCCTACTATATTTCCACATCCGTCCAGTTGAGTACCGACGGATGTATTTATCCAGCGTTCTGCAATAAGTGCGTCCGCGTTCGTTTCAACCTCTGTCAAGGGCCCAACTATTGCAGCCAACAAGGCTTGCAGCTTTGGTGAGTTCTGGAATTGACCTGCTAGTCTTGGGGTGGCTTTGGAGGGATAGTCAAGCACGTTAGACTCCGATTACAGATACGCGAACAGCGTCGAACCTTGCATGTTCTGCACGGGCCAAAGCCGCGTTCGTTGTCGAATAAGAAGGAACATCTGCCGGGGCTGCTGTTATTGCGACCTCTACGGTGATAGACCCGATTCCACTTGTTGCGGAATAGATGGGGCCGTAGAAACGTTGAGTGATAACGTCTTCACCGATGCCTATCAGCTCCCCGTGCGCAATGGCAGCATCCTTGATAGATTGCACAGCCTCGGCAGTTAAGACCTCCTCGGTGTATAGCGTATCAATGCTGACGCGAACCCAGGCGTATTTATCAGCAGGGCGGGAAAACTTGCACAGCTGAACGTCCCCATTGTCGTCTAGCACTTGGACAGATGTGTTTCCGTAAGTTTCAATTCCGGCAGGTTTAAGTTCGAACAGTTTATCAGCCACCGCCTGGTCTGTTCCACCCTCTACAACAGTCTCAAACGAATGAGAAGGAAGAGAGAATGCGTCAATTACATTCGTTCTATTTTCATAGACCCGAGCATACGTTACGGAAGCGACTTCCGCTACCATGCGTGAGCGGATTGCTAAGGCGGTGGCGGAACCAGTTGCCCGGACGCTTGTGGAATGCCTCTCGCGCAGTTCCGCATCTGTTTCTACGAAGCGCCCTATTGTACCAGCGACAAGGTTGTTGACCGAATTCCACCCGCTCAAAGAACTGTCAATTGTGGTAAGCGAGTTGGCGGGGAGTGCATACGCCCCCATTTCCATCGCAGTGAATACAACCGGAGTCCCTAGAATTGTGATGCTCAACTTGCTGTCAACAGTAAGCGTGAAGTCGCTGTATTGGTCTATAGAACGTAAGCGAAGAACGCTGTTGGATGCTGTTGCAAGGTAGGCATTGGCGTCGAACAACGCAGCCAACCCCGCTGCAATTTCAACAGCGGTGGCGCTTGCGTCGGATGTATATACAACGCTGACGCCGTTAATGATAACCTGATAGTTCGCTGCATTCTGAACGCTATTGATTTCGATACTTGCGTCACCTGTGCTGGACCGCGAAATAACTGTGTCAACAGAACTTACATATTGTCTATTATCAAGCGAGCGAGCAATTGCACCGGCGGGAATCGGCGTGCTTTCAGCCCCGTAGCATATAGCGGTGACCACAGTGGGCGCAGCAGCCAAGCGTTCAAGGCCTACAAATGCAACAGCACCGTCCAGAGCGGTTCCTTCTGCGCTGAATGGATACATGGAGTCATAGGTTGCTTGGAGTGCTTCATATGCATCATCCATGGCCGCTGCAAAGATGCCTATCAACTGGCCTACAACAGAATCTGGATTGGTATTTACAGGTCCGAGCGCATCTATTACGCGCTGGTCATAGTCCGCTTTGATTTCGTTTAAGCGGGGGCGAACAAAGCCTACAGGGGTCAAGCTCATACTGTCACCTCGACAATTCCATACGGTGTATCAACTTCAAATTCAACTTGCAACGTCCGCGTCTCTCTGCTGAAGTTATAAGTCAACGCAACAATCTGTCTCACGCCCTCAACTTCAAGAATGCTTTTTCGCAACGCTATAACAGCGCCCGAGAGTGTCAACTGCTTTCCGAGAATGGATTGCAAATAAGGCGTCCCGAAATCTGTGTCCAGAAACCATTCCCCGCGCCACAGTTTTAACTTGATAAGCAATTGCTGGCGCACCTGTTCCGCAGCGTCGACCAGCTTTAAGTCCAGAGAACTGGTGTCGAGGTCATGCAAAGTTGTGAGCGCGATATCAAGCATTGTTAGATATTACCAGTTATCAAAGGCCTACACAATCAAATTCCTACGTCAAACAGGGGCTCCCGTGTTTCCTGCGCCAACTTGAACACCGCTGTGAACGTGAGAGTGAAGAACTTTTCCATTGCTTGAAAGGCTTCCGCCGCTGTGCGTAAGGTCTCCGCTGATAGTGGAACCACCTGCTCCGCCACCAACCATCCCCGCCACAAATGTGAACAGTCCGTTCACTGTAACAGCGTCGCTGAATGTCGTTGTTGGTGTGGTCACTGTTGTACTCGAGGAAGCATTAAGGGCTGCCGTTGTTGCATTCATTTCCAGAGCTTGCGTATCCAACAACGTTCCGCCCGGAGCACTGATTTCCAGCTTACCCGCTTCCGTCAATCTAATGTACGCGGAACCGAAGTACATCGTCATCGCGTTATTAGCGCCCGCGTCCCCGCCCACATCTCCCAAGTCACACATGACCGCATAGGCGTCTTGAAGATCGAACATGCGACGGTCATCGCTACCGTCAACGGCTTGTTGTGCAAACACGAGCAAGCACTTATCGCCCGCCTTAACGGGGCCCTTAACGCCTGCGCTCCCCCCTGCAAACGAAGGCCAACACACTCGCACGTTCGGTATCGTTGGGAAGTCTAAGACGTCACCGTCAGCGAATCTCTTTTTCGCTGTGGGCTTCACATGAGCTACCCCGCCAGCGTACGAAACAATCGTGCCTGGAATTGCTGTGTTGACGTCCAGAAGTTGGCTCCGGACAAGACCGACAAGTGCTTCCAATGTATTGTTCGAGCTCTCGGACATTATTTAGGATACCTCAAGGTTAATTCCGTGTGCCATTCATTCCCATGAGTATCCCCGTTATGAGTAAGCTCTTCCACGCGAAAGAATTCACCGTCAACCCCTTTAGACTTCATCTGGATGTAACCTCCAGGCTCTATGATTGGTTGCAATAAAGACTTCACCTTGTACCCTAGAACGCGCAGAACCTCCTGATCAGTCCCATTCTTGTCGCGGCGCGAACTCTTTTGAACTCCAGGCTGTGTTGCCGTCACCCCTTCTTTGGCCGCAGCCTTTTCCGTCATTGTTTTTGACTCTTTGGAAGGAGACCCGATCATCCCAGTCTGTGCGGACAGTACAACAGCGGATTTCTTAAACACTCCGCCTTTCTTGATGACCTGTATTTCGCGGTTCTGAATACTCCATTCTAAGCCCATGTATTCGCACGCCTTGTCCATTGCATCCCGTACCCGCCCAACGAACGCGAATCCCGCTGTATATTGTCTATTTTCTATACCGACGGGTAACGCTCGCACAGGGAGACCGAACTTGGATGCGATATTCTGTATCACTTGCGTCGTGGTTGCCCCCTTTGCAAAGCTGATGGAAACTTTTGTATCACGGAATTCTAAGAAACCGTCTTGCAGCTCCATCTCGGTAATCCAATCCGCACCCTCCCTCACTGTGAGCGAGCGTGTGACGTTGCCTTGAAAGATAGTTACTGCGCCGACGTCATCTGTATAGCCTGCCTTGAGAATAAGAACGCTTCCAACAACCTCAACCGCTGCCCGCGTATCTGGGGAGATATTCCAGACTCGAACGGTGCATTGATTGGGATTCTTTGTGGAGCCTTTCTGAATGGAGAACGCAAATCTTAGACCAGTAAGCTCGCGCCCCTTGCCACCTTCTTGCCCAATAATCAGTGACGCAATTCTATTGAATAGCATATCACTGATCCCAAAGTACAGGTTGAGCGGTGACCACAGTATCTGGTTCATAATAGTACAGCTCAAAGTTCACGCCAAGGTCACCGTATTCTGCGCGGCGCGGAGCCCCTTTTTCCTGTACGAAATAGAATTCGTCAAACGGGAGACGGGTATTCTTATATCTACCAATTAGCGGGTAGTCCTTCACCATCTTCACATTCAACAAAACTGGTTCCCCGTCCGCTGTGTAGATGCTAAGTGAAAAGTAACCGAATCGTTCGTTCCACAGCACGCGCAGAATATAAGGGTTCCCGTCAAACTCTACGTGAACAAGTTGGTCTGTCGTTTCAGCTAGAAGAGGGATTTTAATTATGAGCGCCATTAGTTAAACAATCTAAATAGAGTGCTGGACGGCTTTGTAATCGTCTCGGGCTGTTTGACGCCTGCGTCCTTCTGGGGTTCTGCTTTGCGCCCAGTTGCCGCGTCACCTTTGGATGCTTTCTTACTGCTGATGCCGTTGGGCACATCTACAATCTGTGTCGCTACCTTTCGGATATGCACAAACTCAACATTGAATTCCAGTGCGTCACCGTTGCTTGTGGAGCGAGGGATATTCACAGCGGTCATCACCATATCGTCGTAGATACGGTATTTCGTATAGACGGTCATTGGTTGCTTCAGCTTCAGCAATTCGTGCAACAAGTCAAAGACGTCTTGCGTCTTTGGTGCGCTGCTTCCGCCTAGAAAACTAGCAATGGAACCGCTCAGTGTGACAGGGGTGTTAGAGACAAACCCGCTGACGCGCAACTTGTCGGCCTGCTCTATCACGTGGTCAGTGATAGGCGCGCCCTCTTCAACGGGGTTGCTTGTTGCTTCCGCGCTCCACTCATGCTCTTCCTGCAACACAGCGTCGAGCTCGATGTTCCCGTAATCGTTTCCGAACTTGTGCTTGAATGTATTTCCAAAGAACATTCCTATCATGGCGCATACACCGATAGAATGCGTGCCAAGTCAGGGTTAGACTGGCGTTTGAAAGATGCGGTCGCAGTGCGCTCTAGGAATGCAGCTTGTTCCGCAGATGTTCCGGGCGGGACTGTGACTTTCACGGTTGTGTTCGATTGCACGTTCGGCGCGCCAGCCCCCATAGCGCCGCCCGTCATTTGGGCCGGGCCTACGGTATTGGCTGGTGAATCCAAACCTGTTACGTCGGCGCTAAACCCGAGCGCCTTGCCTATATGCGCTGCGAACCCCTTCACGCCTTCCTTGAAAAGCGCGAAATCGAATGTAAATATCCCCACAAGGGTGGCGCCTACAGCAGCAATCAGATTTCCAAGGAGCTTGAACGTGTTAGACACAAGTTTGATGGAACCCATCACAAACCAGCTCCACTCCTCCCAAGGACCTATCATAGAGCCGATAAGAGAATCCCCATCCTGAACCCATGTGTACAGGTCTTCTATAGCAAGCGTCACCAGCGTAATGACCGCGACCATTTTAAGGAACGGGCGCATTGCAGCAAGACTCGCGACCCTGAATGCGCTCAGAATAGCGATCGCCTTGTGACCAAACGCCACAACGATGGCAATCCCTATCAAGCGGAACATATTTTCTAGACCGCCGAAGGCCTTTACCAGCGCAGCCACCCCCTCTTCAATCTTGTCGAATGCAAACAGAATCGCGTTCGCAATTATGGTGATGAAGTTTGTGTCGCGGTTCATCTTGTCAAGCATCCGCGCAAAACGGTTCCCAATGACAGTCATCGCTCGGCCAACAGTCATTGGCATCTGCTTGAACTTATCGTCAAAGTACACCGACATCGTTCTTGTTGCTTCAATGACAGCTTTGGCGGTCAGTTTACCTTCTGACGCCATCTTTTTCAACTGTTCGCGGGGGATGTTCATTGCCTCCGACAGCTTGTCTAGATACTGCGGAGCAGCTTCCGCCATAGAGCGGAACTCGTCGCCCTGCAATACGCCGGATGCCAATGCTTGGCTGAACTGTGTCATCACCGCGGATGCTTCTTGTGCGGATGCGCCTCCTACAACAAGCGCCTGCGAAATGGTGTCGGTGATGCCTAGGAGGTCTTCCTGTGTTTTGATGTAGTCCTTGGCAGCGTTACCGACACGAGTATAGAGCGCCGCGTAGGCTTCAATCTTCATACCTGATGCACTAGCGTGAGCAGCTATTACGTCGAACGCTGCGCCTACTTCACCTATCGTCTGCGGAAGTTGTGCAATACGGGAGCGGACATTCTGCATCTCGTCTGCGATGTCAATGACTGCGCGAACTGTTGCAACACTGGCGAAAGCAACGACCACATTGCGGAAGGCATTTGCTGCTTCGTTGGCTCTATCCTTGACCCGTTGCGTTCCCTTCTCAACGTTGTTGAGCGACGCTTGGTCCAGCCCGAAGCCCATCTTAGTTATCAGTTCGCGGACAATCACTTTGTCACCTTTGTTTTGTCGATCTGTGCTGCTTCCATGTCGCTTTGCATGTCCAGTATTGCGTTCAGCGCCTGCAAATCTTCCACACTAGCAGTTCCATCTTTCACTTCCCTAAGCGTCACCTTACCTGCTAAGATAGGGCGCCATATCCACAACTCGGAACTCAGTCCTTCGTCGAGGGTGCCTGGGACTGATGGGCTGGTGTCTTTCCGGCGGTCAGACTTCCAAAGCGGCCCATCACTGATACGAAAAAAGGCCCGAACTGATACCGTCCAATCTCGAACACAAGTTCGTAGAGGTCGAACAGATTTTCGGTTGTAAAGCATTGGTCGATATTTGTTCCGTTCTTAATGAACGTCTTTGTCTCGACGCAATATACACGCGCTTCCGCAAACATTGGAAGAACGATATTGTCCATCACACTCTCGTCCAGATTTTCCGCGATAACTTGTGCAGCTACCTTGATGTCAACGTCGCCTAAGTCTTTACCGGCCCCCATCAGCGCACCGATGACAGGGACAGCGACTTTCTGCAAACGCATGAGCAGTTTATTGGCAGCGAACGCATTCATGCGCACGCATGTGAACTCTCTGTTTCCAACAATAATCGTTTCAACTTGGGACATAATTTTCTCGATGTGGTTAATATGTCAAGTATAACAAAACGGGGCCCACGCAGCCCCGTTTGCTTCCCTCAACTTAGTTGCCACCGCCGTGGAAAATCTTGAGGTCAGCTGCGCTGAACACCCAGATTCGCTCACTGACTTCTTTCCCGAAAGTTGCTTCCGGAATAGTTTTAATCCAGCACTGTGTCGCAACAGCAAGGGAACGACCGCTTCCATCCATGATACCGATAGGCAGGACAGGCGCGCCGTCGTTGGACAGGTCGTCAGTCGCAAGCAACACGGACAACAGGTCGTTCGCTTTGCTAGTTTGCAGCAAGCGGAACTCGAACTCACCCATCTTGTTCGAGTTACGAGCACGGCCCACACCGCCGTCAATACCTGCTCGAGCGGAATACATATCCTCGGAGCGGCGTGCGATGATAGCGTCACCATCGCTGAAACCGTCCAAAATTACTCCGCCGACTGTGCAGATAACCTGCGAGGGGTCATAGGAACCAGTTAATATCGCGCTCATTCATTTCTCCTTAGAGTTCGTAGGCCAGCGCACCAGTGATTTCCACGACGTGGATTGCACCAGCAAGGCGAGCAGTAAAGCCCAACGACAGAACACGGGACGCCTTGATGCTCGGTGCCAAGTCGGTGGAACGTGGGTAAGTTATAACGAAGCCTGGAACGGTTGTTCCCGCTGCGTCCAGCTCGTCAGGTGCAATACCACCGACGTTCTGACCTTCTTGCAAGGACTTCCGCAAGTTGCTCACACACAGCTGAATTCCGCCGTCTGTATAGGGAACCTTGTCGCGGTTGATCATCATTTGGGTCATGTTGACTTGGATGGTGTCTTTCAACCAGTCGCGGAAGCGGATAACGTCAATCCATTCACCCGCTGCAACCTTGCCCGGATTTGTTAGAGCAATTTGTGCCTGATAGAACTCGAAGGTGTTTCCGCCCTTATTGACCACAGTTTGTTTCTGTGTGCTGGTCAACGGGGAAGGGGTAACACTTGCGAGTGATTTCAGTGCCCATGTCTCACCGCCAGGCTGAATGGTGAACACACGCCCGGCCCATGCTGCGTCCGGATATTCGGTCAGAGCGTTTGTATGGAACAGAACGGCTGTGCGATAGTAGCGCGTATTCTTCAGCACACTGATGAGGTCGGTCGCTACGGCAGGGTTCAGGACCTCTGCTTCATTGGTAGCAGTGATGAACAACTTGTCGTTCGCTTCTGTCCAAGCAGCGGCGTCCATTTGTGTCTGTTTCACACGCTCCACCATCACCAGACCGTACCAGTTGGAGTCTTCGTCCAGGATAGCAGTCAGGTCGTCCGCTGTAGCAGTACCGGCAGCCAATGGGCTAATTGTGCCCCATTGCAGATTCGTCAGCAGGTCAACGGCGCCAACCGTGCTAATCCATGCCACTTCCAGTGTGTTACCAACTACAGTGGCGGTGATTGTCTCATCCGTATCGCGTGTGATAGCAAGTGCCAGCCCTCTAACGATTTCAGCAGCGGTTGGAGTAGCGTCAGCGGTGAAGCTGTAAGTCTGCCCGTCAACCTTCAACGAGTAGGTGCCCAGTGCAATCAGGGACGCTACTTCAACGACGCCCTTCAGTACAGCACGACGTCCGACCTTAACTTGGCGGGGACGCGGAATCTGTCCAAAGCAATCGGACAACGCTGTCAACAGACTAGGCGGAAGGTCATCCGCTGCGGCCGCTGCATAACTGGTATAGACACGAACACGCTCGGCGAAGGTCATCAGCGGCGCAACGATCATCGGAGTACCGAAGTCGCCTCGCGTGACACCAGTCGTCTGGAGCGCAATCTGGACTGAAACAATATCGTCAAGAGATGCCATTTGTTACTCCTTTTATCAACTTAGCCCACTATAGCACAACCGTGAGAGTCTCGGTCAAGTCTGGTTTTGAATCAAACTTAACTTCGGTCTGAACGGTTTCAATCGCACTGACGTCGTCATTGAGTGACGTGCCGAAACGAATGAAAATATCCACACTGGAGCGGGGTTCCAGTTGTGAATTATCTAGCTTGTATGGAACATTGAGCACGTCGCCCACGTCATACGCTGCAATCTTTGCAACCCTCCAAGCATCGCGAACAGTCTGCTTCGACAAACTGTCACGCACGTCCGCGCACCTTAAATCCGAGTCCGCCCCATACCGTTGGAGCTGGAGCGTTCCCTCGCGAACGCCTTTGACGGTCTGTATTCCGAGCGCGGTGACACCGGAACCTCGTTCGTCTGTGCCTACCTTACGCTGTACGGACAAACGCATTGTCCAGTATGGAAGCGAGGGGCGTGGAGAATTCTGGTCTGCAAAAATAAGTTCCTCTGCATCAACAAGCGCCTTGACCAACGTTCGCAGAATCGATTTAAGGGTGTTCATTTCTTCTCAGGGAGTGAGGTGGCCCACGGTGCGCCTTTCCTGCGTGCTGTGCTGATGTTGATTGCTTGTACCTGTGCAACCGCCTTTTCTCGTGCGCCTGCCCCCGTGTAGCATTTTCCACCAGCTTCGGACTTGAAACCTTTCACGCCGTTCAATGTACATTCAACAACTTCATGCAGGTACAGATGAACAGTGGGGGGAACTTCATAAGTATGCATCTCGATCATGGCGTCTGGAACAGCCAGATTCGTTGTTGCGTTCCAAGAGGGGGGGTTGCTGGGTCGATATTGCTTGCCATTTAGGGCCTCTTTGTTGTTCCCGCAATCCAATCCGCGGTCGTTGTAAATTTGAACACCTTCACGCCAACATACTTGAAATGATTCAGGACATTGGATTGATTTGCTTCGATGCTCACCATCTCGTAACCATACCCCTGATGGACTATGATGTCAGGTTGTACACCTTCACCATCCGCGGTCATTTGTAACCTATCCACGGAATAGAACTTTGCAAAGTCGGACAGGTGACGCCCTTCGGGTAACGCTTGCATATCCTGGCCTATGACCACAGGTTGCGCGGACGCCATTGTGGTCAACGCACTGCGGGCGCCCGGAACCCAGACGCCATTCGTATAAACGCCGCTCGCTTCGCGCAATATATCTTTAGTCAGGCGGAAACTCATGTTCGCCCCCTGACGGAAATGTGTACGGCGTTCACATAGGCTCCAGTATCAACAAGTGTCTTCGTTGAGCCTTTCTTTGCGGCCACCGTACTCGCTGCCAGTCGCGGAGTGATATCGCGCCCGGTGATTGTGTTCTTGATGCGGTCAGCGTGCTTCTGCCCAATGACTGTCAGCGCATGTTGTGCGGTCACACGACCGCCCGCCATCGCTGCGCCTTGTTTGATGAAGTCGCTGTCTATCTGCGCCTTGTTTTCATCAAACGCCATTGCGTTTGCAGGACGGGCGGGAATGTCATCTGTTCCGAATTCGTTGTACGTTGCATATTCAGCAATGCTTGCACCTTCACCATTAGTAGAACCTTCCAAGACACCGACTGCAACTTCCAAGCCTTTAGCTCGTTTGAACTCTGCTTGGATTTTACGCCAGCCTTTGTCGTTGTCTTGGACGTTCGTCATGAAACTTCCACCCGTGTCATAATTGCCGAACCGAAACATATCTTCGTGAATTCGATATACTGAAGACCGTAGGAAGTCTGGCCTAGCCAGGTGTCGCTACCCTTGACCGCGCCATATGTGCGCTGCAAATCGCCTTCCCTCTCGCTGGTAACAGGGCCTAGGGCCGCGCTGCCAGCTTGTGCTTGAGTCTGGGTAAGGCGTAGCAAGTGCGCCGCGTACAGCGCCTTCGCCATATTCGCTGTCTCAGCAGTGAGGCAGCTTGTATCGGCGAGATTTCCGGCAACCGACAGCCAAGTGTTCACCGTTGCGTCAATGACGCTAGAGAACTCAGGTGCCAGGAGCCGGAAATACTCGAGCGGGGTCACTGGTTATGCCTTAGCAGCCGCCAACGCATCTTCTGCGGCGGTAATAGCAGCAGGGTCACCAGCGGTCTTGGCATCAGCCAGAACCTTTTCCGCAGCTTTGACAGCAGCGGCCTTCTGCGCAGCGGGAGAGCCTGGGGCAGCGGCCTTCTGCGCAGCGGGAG